TCCTGCGGGTCTGCATTTCCAGCGTAGTTTGTGTCTAAGTATGTTGTCGCTCCGTCACCCAGTAGCCCCGTCCGCCTGTTGTAACGCAGCCCGGTAAAATTAGAGTTCGTCGGCGCCGGCATATCCGCCGCCAGCGGCACCAGTGCACCGGATAATGTGCGGGCGCCCTGCATGGCGCACGTTGCTTTAATCAGGCTTGCGGCCTGGGCCAGCACGCCGCCGCTCACCCCCAGGCTGGTGTCCGCCACCATGTCTTGCAGGCAAATATTAAAGGCATCGACTACGGCAAGTTCCAGGCCAAGTGTATTGCCAGCCGCGACATCTGCAGCGGTCACACGGTCCAAGTAGTCCTGAACATAGGCGGGGATAAAAAGGCGTCTACCACTAGCCTTCATCATCAAGCTACGCCCTAGCATCACACCCTCCCCCGCATCGGCGCCACGTAAACCGTGGGCGTAGTAAACGGCGTGCCTGTGACGGCCGGGGTGATCTGAACAATCAACTTCTCAAATTCGCCAGCTGTTGGCGTCGCTGCGGTGTTGCCGTCCCATGTGGTCGTAAACCCAGCGGCTGAAATCGTGATGACTCCAGATGTATAAAAGAAATCTACTTCCACCTCCACGTATTCCGCGAACCCGCCCGCTACCGCCAGATCTGCGACGTTGGAAAATGCAATCGTGGTGTTGCCCGCGATGGCGGCTGCCAGCATAAACCGATTGGCGGCGCGGATGTCGCAGGTATAGGTGGAGCCGGAGACCGTGACGATCTGCGCACGAGGGAGAACATTCGAGCCCAGCACAGCTGAGTAGCCGGCGCGAGGCGGAACGCCACCAAGTCCAGCGCTTGTGAACCGGCCGGTGTTTGGCGTGGTGCCGCCGATCGCGCCGGGGGCGGCAGGGTCGAAAAGCGTCGGCAAGCCCGACAGGGTGGAATACGCGATCTGCGCACCATCGCCGCCGTCGTGGTTGTGGCTGTTGCCGTTGCTCACGCCTTGCGCCGCCGGGGCAAAGTCGCTGGTTGCCGCGGCTGCGGCGGTGCCCAGCGTCGGCCGACCGCTCAGGTGGGCATAGGCGCCGGTGTACGCCACCAGGGCCAGCGACGGTCCCTGCAGCATCGACAGCGTGCCGGTGCTCGCATGGCTGCGGCCAACGACCGCAATGGCCTGCACGTTGGCAGCCGGCGCCGTGGCCGTCAGCACGCCCGAGCCGACGTACAGGGTCGTGCCCGACGGGTTGGCGACGGTGTTGAGCCCGGTCGGCACCCCGGCGATCACTCCGTGGCCGTCCTCGTTGTTTGCCAGCGCTATCATCAAGATGCCTGACGCCGGCATCGTCTGCGGATCGCTCGAATCAGCCGGGATGATCTGCACCCGGTCCGTATCCCCCTGACTGCCCACCACGTGGTAGGGCGTCATGGCCGCCATCGTGGCGCCGCTGACGTTGCGCACGTGCTCGTAGACCACGCCGGCCAACGCGCCATGGATGTGCGGCAGGGTTGCCGGCTCGGCACCCGTGAGCCAGCCGGAGGGCACCAGGCCTGCCGCCGTGGTTGACACCAGCGGCAGGGTTACGTCGTCGCCGGTGGAGCTCGACAGCAGCCGCGTGGCGGGGTCGTAGCTCAGGTTGGTGGCGCCAGTCGCCGTCAGCGCACCGTTGACGATCGACAGGCCGGTGCCCAGGGGCAGGGCGGCGGCTGCGCCTGATGTGGCTTGGGCGCGGCCCAGGACAGCCGGCCCGGTCAGGACCACAGCGCTACCCGGGGGTCCCGGAGGTCCCGGCGTGACGACTTCAATGACAGCAGGGCAAGTCATGGATCCCTCCGGGTGGTGCGCAGTGCAACAACGGCGGGGCCGGCTGCCAGGAATGGGTCATCGGCCACCAATCCACCCGGCGCCACCAGCAGACAGTCGTAGCGGTAGGCCTTGCCGGGCTTCAGCTGGGCCACGGTGGCCTCCAGGGCGATCAGGCGCACGGTGCCCAGGGTGGCGTCGGCTTCGACCGTGACCGGGTAGACGTTTCGGCCGCTCGCGTCGCTGATGGTTGCGTTGACGTCGTAGCCGGTGAATGACCATGGCGTGGTCTTGGCGGCGTCAGCCCACAGGCGGAACGAGAGCGGGTTATCCCGGCCCTGCTCCAGCTCCCAGGTTGTGCCCGTGACCCACGCCACTGATGTGCGCCCTACTGGTTGGAGTTTTCCCGGCGGCGCCGGGGTGCTTTCGCCACCCCATCGCGCACCTCGGGATCGGGTTCGGGATCAGCCTGCCCATCGGGCGCATCGATCGGGGTGATGACCACCGGCAACGGGGCCTCGGGGGCCTCGGAGGCTTGCACGGGCTCAGCTGGCGCCGGCCGGTCAAAGGTGATGTTGGCGAAGACTTGGAGCTCAGGCATCGCTCAGGATGGCGGAGGAATGAAAAGGGCAAGAGGCCAGCCGAAGCCAGCCCCTGCCCGGGTCGCAGCCGATCAGAACGGCTGGTAGTGGATGGTTGCCGCGCTGGCGTTGGTGGGCACGGCCAGGCCGTTGAGGCCTACGCCAGTGCCGGCCACGAGCCGCAGGGCCACCACGCGCACATCGCCGGTGATCGCCGGGGAGGCGGCAGCGCGAACCTGTGCGTCGATCGTGGCGCCGCTGATGGCGAACTCCACGGGGGTGAGGCCGTTGAGGCTGATGCTCCCCAGGCGCACGTAGGCGGCGGGGTTGGCGGTGCCGACGGCAGCACCGCGGGCCACGTGGGCCACCTCGACGTAGTACCCACCGGAGGCGTTGGAGGCGCCGCCGTTGGCCACGATCTTGAAGGTGTCCGCCAGGTTGAGGGCGTCGGAGAGCACGCGGGCGGAGCCGTCGCGGGTGCCGGCCGTTGCGCCGTCGCCGGCGCGGATGGCGCCGAGCAGTACGGCGTCACGGTCGACCGTGTAGCCCCGGACGGGGGCGAGACCAGTTGCTTGAGGCATGACAGATCAGAGGATGAATGGGACGGGGTTGGCCTGACTATCAGGCGATCGGCGTGGCGCTGGTGATCTTGTCCAGGCGAGCGGCGGCCCGCTTGTTCTCCATCACGAAGTTGAGATACCAGGCAATGCGGGTAAGCATGTGCGGGGTCTGGTGCATCTCGCCCACGTCGTAGACGGCCAGGCCTTCCTGGCGGCCACCGCTGGGCACCTCTACGAAGCCCTGGATGCCGGTCACCAGGCCTTCGCCCAGGGCCACGCAGTAGATGCTGGTGGTGCTGCTGGCCTCGGTGAACCCTTGGATGGGCTCGTTGTTCTCATCCACGTCGGTGCGGATGATCTCCACCTCGTTGAAGAACGCGGCCTGCTTGCCGAACTCATTGAGTCGGAAGTCGACGTTGCCGGCGAAGTTGGAATTGGAGGCAGCGGCGCCGAGGATTCGGCCCATGTGCTTGCCTACGATCAGCCGCTTCTCGGACGGGGGAACGTCCACAGCGTCGATCAGCTCGTCGAGCTTGGCGCGGGAGAGGGGGCCGGCGGTGGCGTGGTTGCTGATGTACTGGCTGGAACCAGCGGTGATCAGGTGCTCCAGGCCGGAGGCGTTGCGGCCACTGTTCTCGGACTTGTTGCCCTTGATGAAATCACGCTCCAGGCGGAGGCGCAGGGCGCGGATGTTCATGTTGAGCTGCTGCCGGTGAGCCCGCATCCCGTACATGTCGATCGCGGCGCGGTCCGTTTTCACGTCCTTGCCGTAGATCTTGAGCACCTCAGCTTCCTGGGTGACGCGGCCGAGGCTGTCGTCATTCGCCTCGTTCAGGGCACGAGGGCTGATGGTGGGAAGCTCGCGCTCCAGCCCGTAGGCATAGGCGCCGTTGTCAACACCGGTGAAGGGAATGATGGCGTTGAGGGGGGACAGGTTGATGCCGGCCCGAACGGCCAGCTCCTGTTCGGAGGCGCCTTGGCTGGCGCGGAGCTGAAACTGCTCCCAGAGGGTAAGGGTTGCCACTTGATTCGATGGATAGGGGATGAATGGAGGGAATACCGCCGACGCTCATCCGTGGCGCATCGGCAACACCGCCCGGAATCGCTCCGTTGCGCTGTGGCTGACGCGGGAAGGCATCAGGTGGTCGATTCGCCCCCCGCAGGCATCGCGCCAAGCGGAAAGGGCGGGCCTGCAGGCATCGCGCCTTCCAGGTCCGCCCTAAGTTTTCCCGCCACCTTCAGCGGGCTTCAGCTACTGAATCAGTCCGGGTAGGCGCTGTTCAGGAGCTGGTTGGGTGTCATCTTGGCCAGGTCCTTGGGGTCGCGGCCCTGGATGGGCCGGTATCCGCGGGCGCCGAGGAGGCCACCGGAGCCGGCGCCACCCACCGGCTTGAAGTGGACCCCGATCACGCTGGAG